TCTCGACATCCAACGCTCATACAACCGCTTCAAGAACTTCGCGCTCGACATCGCAGACACGATGAGCAACCCGGTGTGGTTGGTTCCATCAAACAGCGGGATTTCGAGCCAGCAGATTACCAACGAGCCTGGCGCAGTTATCCGCTACAACCACATGGGCGAAAAGCCCACCCGCGAGCAGGGCGCTTCACCGCCAGCCGCCTTGTTTGACATCCAAGCACGCGAACACGCGGTCGCCTTTGACATCGGCGGCATTCACCCGTCGTCCACAGGTAAGCGCAGCACCGGCATCACCAGCGGCGTCGCCATCCGCGAACTGCGCGAAGGCGACCTTGGTGCAATCGAGTTCACGATGCAGGACATCGCTCGTGCTATCGAGGACCAGGGCCGTAACGTGTTGGTGTTGACCAAGGCGCACATCAGCGAACAGAAGATGGTCCGCATCATGGACCAGAGCGTTGGTCGGGTTGTGTTCAAGGAGATCGCCAACTCCGACATCGTTGACGCACCGGAGGTCAAGGTTGAGGCAGACACGCTGTTCATCCACAAAGCCCGTGAGCGCGACGAGCAAATCATGGCCATGTATGAGAAGGGTCTTGCGACGCCTGAACAGGTGAACAAGCAACTCTCGATGCGGATAGGCGAACAAGATGCGCTGCAAGAAATGGTGGACCTGTCGCACGCACAGGACTTGCTTGAGTACGCCAAGCGTGGCGGCAAGATTGAGATCTCTATGGCAGACAACCTCGCCTCCATTCGTAAGACATTCGAGGAATACATCCGCTCGCCCGCGTACTACGAGCAGACCGCGATGCTCAAGCAGCAGTACGGCATGACGCAGGGCGAAGGTGACTACATCGGGTTGGTCGCGCAGATGGGAGTAGACGACTACGTCTATGACCAGTACCTGTACGTTGTCGCGATGGAAATGGGCATGGGGCAGCAGGCGTTCGGCCAAGAGTTGCAGCAGTCCTACATGCGAAACAGCGGGCAGATGCCGCCACAGCCGCAAGGCCCGCAAGACCCGGCACAGGCGCAACAGGCCGCCCAGCAGGGCGTGCGGACGCAGGACATCGGCAACCAGAACAGCGCCATGCGACAGGACATGGGCGCGCTCAAAGGCACGCCCGGCGTGACGGGGTCACCATGAAGAAGAAACAGCGCAAACGCGGAGAAATGCCTTACTACACATGGGCCCTCAACAGACTTATTGACCAGGACATCGACAACCCCAAGACCGCAGCCGCCCACCGCGCAGTAACTGCGCGTATGAAGTACGACAAGTCGATCGTTGACGAGGCAATGAGGCAGAAGGACAAGGAAAAAACACCGGGATTTCCGGCAACTGAAGAGTTGGCAAGAGTGAAGCACGGAAAGCGCGGGGAGGAACTCGCGAGTCACGAGGATGACGACTACCCAACGCGGAACGCGAAAAGCCACCGACCCAAGCATCCTGAAGAGAAAAAGCGTAAGAAATGAACGTCACCCAAATCAAAGACCTGTTCCTGTCCTACGTCGATGAAACCGACGAGGGTGGACCTGCGCCCAACTGGACGACAATGCGGCGCAACCTGCTGGAGCAGGGGTACTTCGACTTCGTGGACTTCATCATCCGCCACGACGACTTCATCTTCCGACAGGAAGTGGACATCGCGTTCGCCAACACCGACGTGTACGACCTCGCGGCTGCTGGGTCTGCCGTCCGCATCATGGGCAACCCCGCTGGCGGTCTTACGCACGGGCGGCTGTGGCGACTCATCAACATCACCACCCTCGACGGCAACAACAACCCGTCGCAGATTATCCCGTCCACTCGCAGGCTCGATGCTCTTGCCCCGTTTGGTTCTCCGTCTTTTCAAATGCTACGACCGTGGTTTGCGGCGTCGTTCATCCTTAAAGGCTCAGTCCTTCAGTTCAACATCGACCTGAACCAGAGTTTGCGAGTGTTCTACGTGCCGTCGCCCCGATATAACGCGGCTCTCGGCATTGGCGTTGATTGGACAGCAGACGGCGCGGCACAGACCACCTACGTGGACAACTTTGAAGCGTGGCACGACATCATCGCGCTGTTCGCAGCTCGTCGGTACGTGATCATGGACGGGCAATCCAACCCGATGGTCGACAATCTGCTAGCCGCTCGCAAGATGGAGTTCGGCTCGTTCATGATCAAGAACATCGATGCCGACGCGGGCAGTCGCGTTCAAGTGGTCTATTGAGGGATGGCTGCACACTTCCCAGAACTGGACGTGCTGCCAAACAGCATGAACCTGAACTCACCTTACAAGGGCGCGTTCTTCCAGAATATGTATCGCCGCCGCAACTCGTGGGAGACACGGGCGGGCTTTGGTCAGTTGGCGCAACACAACACAACCCTTGGACTCAACCCCTCGGGTACGACCGAGTATGGGTTCAGTCGCCAGCACGGGTTGCACGTTATCAAGACCAACTTTGACCACGTTCAACTTGTGTCGGTCTGGTCAGGTCTCGCGTACACAGGAAACAACACCAACAGCGGACAGTGGCAACTGTGCTACTCGCTGCTGGTCTACGACGCGACAACCAACCAGACATGGGAAGAAGTCCTTCACCGCAAGACGGCGGAATTCAATGACGATGTTAAGGCGATGCCATACTGGCGTGGTGTTTACGAGTCGAACCTGACCGAAGACCTGTCAGACTTCCTCGTCGCCACAGACCGCGAGACGTGGTTCCACGAGCATAGCGACACCCTGCTTTTCGGCAACGAAGACATGGGGTTGTTCCTCTACACGCCCAGCGACTTTGACGCGAACCTCCGCAAGCAAGTGGACGGTACGAACGGTCGGTCATGGAACCTCCCATACAGCGAGAGCGCCGTGTTGGTCGAGGTGGCTGCCGTTGACGGGGTGGATTCAGATGCCTACGGGTACATGAAGAGCGACATCTTTCCAAGACCAACTGACGCTTGTAGCCACGGTGACCGTATCGTCTACGTCACCGGACACTACGTGTACTTCACGGACTTCGGTCGGCCCGGTTCGATTCTCGCCCGCAACCTGCTCTTTCTGCCGTCCGATGAAGAGATTGTCGCCTGTGAGTCGGTTAACGACCAGTTGTTGCTGTTCACCCCCAATGAGACGTGGCTTTACCAACCAAGCCTTGGGACCACGGTGACACAGGGCCGGCTCGTGCAGATGGACAGCAACGTCGGCTGTCTCAACGCTTCGTGTCTCATCAAGGTTGGCGGCGTCGCTTATTGGATGGACCGACGCGGCATCTATGCGTCCAACGGAAGTTCACAGCCACAGGAAATCGGACAGGCGCTTCAGCCGTTCTTCGATGAGAGCATGAGCAACCCCTTGTCACAGTACTTCACTGAGACCGGGTTTTCTGACCTGGCTACCAACCAACCCAAGGCATTTTACGACCTCATCGACACAACGGGCGCCCACGCGACATACGAGAGCGCCAACGAACTGCTGATGTTTGCCATACCGACACAGAGTATCGCGCTGTGCTATCGGGTTCCTGAGCAGTCGTGGTCGTTATGGAACTTTGAGAGCATGAGCAGCGGCGACGCGCCTCCTGAAGTGGAGGCTCAACGTCAGTTGCTGGTGCCTCACATAGCCGCCAAAGACGAGCGGTTGTTCATGTGCTGCGGCCCTGAGATTTACGTCACCGCCGATGCTGTTGCTCCACCACAAAACGCACGACCGCGCAGCGCGTACTTCTTGGAGTGGGGGAGAGGCGGCGGGATCGACCGCTCTGTCGACTTGCTTGAGGACAACCGCACGGGTCACGGGTTCTACGACGGGTTGCTTGAGGCGGGCAACACTGCGGTCTTTTACGTTGGCGAGCCAATTGAGAGGCGTTTTGATCTTGGCGAGAAGTTGAATCGAAATGTCGCCCCAGGCAACACGCTCTACCTTTTTCCCGTCTACCTTCACCCAAACTCTGCCGCTGGAACCGGAACGGACGGTGTCACTTTCCTTTTCAACTTCGATAACACCGAGTGGACGCCCGTGTTCATTGACAACGCGGCATCAACGGAACTTGACTTCCTTCTTCCTCAAGAGCGATGGCCAAGTCGGGACGGTTGGGGTTACGGAGCTGTTGCAGCCGGCACAAGGGAGGTCCAGTGTTACTCGGGAGGCGTCGCCAACAGGACCGGCAATCAAATCCGCTTGCGTTTCGATGGTCCGTCGAGTGCTGGCGCATGGACTCGGGCGCCATCGTTAGACCTGATGACCGGCACCAAAAACCCACTTATGTACCTGCCGTTTGTCAAAGACAACGGAGGCTCGGATGTCACCGGGTTGGACCCCGTGCTGGGTACAACACAGGCGCGACCCACCGCAGGCGCCTTTGCGGACGCTGATACCTATTGGTTCCAGAAGATGAATCAAGGCTCTCGTCACGACAACGACGACGTAGCGCAGGCTGTTGATTGGTGCATGAAAACCCAGAGCATCCTCCTTGATAATGGCGGCGTGCGTCTTCGTGGCATGCTGTTGGAAATGCAGTCGCACGGGGACTCGGACACGCCAATACAGGGGACATGGATTTACGGCGTCCTTAACATGGTCATCGGTTCTGATTGGAAGTCGTGGACTAGCCAACTGCTTGATTATACTGGGACCGGCAACGGGGACGCGAACCTGACAGAGATTCGCAACAAGTCGTCTCTTCGTAGTCGCTTTATGAACTCGGCGGTCACATCTGCTCTAGCAACCAAGGTGTTTGGCACAACTACTGCTACTTGGGGTAACACGGCTAACAGCGCGCACGGCAACCTTCTTATCGATGATGAGGCGGTTGACCAGATCTACTTGTCTGACAGCGTGAAGGGTCAGTCTGCCACGGCAATGGTGTTTGGGTTCATCCGTAACCGCAGCGAGCGTATTGTTCTCGCGTCAGCCAAAGCCATCGCGCAGCCTTGGGGCGGGCGTCGGAGGCGCGGACGATGACACGCAGAGAGATACGACACGCGCCCACAATCCAGCGGGATTGGAGTTTGGCCGACCGGGAGGACACAGCCGTCAAGGTTGGCGCCCTCGGCGACGTGGTGGTACGTCCCGGCGACCCTCTTGATGAGGGCCGTATTGTAGACAACGCCATGCTTCTGCTGGCGGGCGACCACGGCAAGATGAGGACGCTAAAAAGCACAAGGCTTGACGGCTCGCCCGGCGCGTTAGCCTCGGGTCCAAGTGAGTTCTCGCACGACGAGTCGGTGAGCGGGCTGAGTTTTAAGGACACGGTGGCAATCGGCGCTTCAGCTCGTGTGCGGTTCTTCAACTGCACCTTCCATAAGGTCGTCACCATGACCAGCGGCGGTGAGGCCCGGTTTTTCGGCTGCGCCTTCGTGGACATCGCGGCAATAAACAACGCTGGCGCGCCGCTGAACGCACAGGCGCTCGGGTGCTTGCGGACCAGTGGCGTGGCTCACACCAATGTTACCCTCGTCGGCGGGGAGATGACATGAGTGGCTCCATCCGAGAGATCGGCACAGAGCAGGCAGCGGAAGGCACGTCCATTGACGGCAACCGCATGTCGCGCATGGTGCGCTTCCTGATGGATGCATGGAACAACCTGCGACCACGGCACATCAAGCGCAGATGGACACCAGTGACGTTTAGCGGCGGATACACGCCCGTGGACCCTCAAGACGCAACACAGGACAATCTTCCTTGGCTCGGCGCTTACAACAGCACGAAACAGACCGTAGGAACCAATCCCGACGCCTGGTCCAATCCGTGGCGCACGAAGGGCAACGTGGTTTCAGGCATTGACCCAACCAATCCGGCACTCAATAGCGCAGACGACCTGCTCACATGGACGACGAGCTTCTACTTTCGGCGACCGGCTCGACTGTCTGGTGTGTTCGTCGGTCTGATTGTGGACACCGCATTCGACAACACGTTTCAATACGGACC